ACAATAAACGCATTGACAGTTGAAGTGTTCCTTAATGGCTCTACGCCACATCCGTTTGGCTTCAGGACTCGTCATGGTTATGAGGTTGTAAATGTAGTGATCAGGGGTAGGCAACAGCGGGGTCATGCGTACTTCTTACCAGTTCTGGGTCTACGGCGGTTAGATGAAGGTGTCTCCAGTTTCCCGGTGTTTTTACCAGTGTGTGAAGCATCTTTACCATCACCATTTCCATAAGTACCTAGTTTACGGTTAAGTTTGTTAGCAGCAGTCCGAATCTTCAGACCTTTATTCGTTTTGTTGTATGCTCGCTGTTGTTTCCGGCGTTTAGCCGCAGCTGTTGGGTTTGATTTGTAGTAATCAGACGTGCTTTGAGCCATACAATCTCCGCTGTACCATTTCAGGGTCAATTTTGGGCATAACTGTCGCCAGCTTATCTAACGGGTTGCCCTCATATGCAACACCGCTGATGTCATTCTTGGCTAGCCAGTCACAAGCTGCTTTGAGATCTTGTGTCGTGGCTTCACCAGATTTAATTCTCTGTAGGAACTCGGTTGTGACGAGGTTGTGAAGCTCGTTAAACTGATCCTCAGTTGCTTTTTTCTTCATTTGTCAAAGACACAATTGGTACAATGTCGTGACACAGCACCTCTACACGACTGCCGGGTCTAAACGTAAACCCAGCCTTCATGATTTCTGTACACTTCAAAGCTCTAACTAATTCATAATCAAGTCGGAGTTTTTGTTCGTGCCGTTTAGCAATCTGTTTGCATTGCTCAATCATCCCACCGTCAAGCGGTACTGAGAAGTTAAGCTGCATACCATAGTTATTGTTACGGGTGTAGCCTTGTGGCAACGTATCATTACCCATGTAAAAAGGAGAAACCGTCATAGTTGCTCCATTACATGAATTACCCCCAGTAAACTGCTGTCTACTAGGGGCACCGTTATTCTGGAATTGAACAGCTTGGTTTGTTACATTGCCTGTAGCTGCTGCTATGGGGTTTGCTGTATTGTTAACTTGCGGTTCATCGGCTTTAACCGGTGTTATTGCGAGAAAACAGAAAGCGAGGTAGTAGTAGAGGTAGTGTCGATAGTTCTTGTGGTGTCGATTGTTTCCACGATACCGGCTGCTCGTTCCACTACTTCTAGTTGAAACTGTTCCCCAGCGTTGGTTACCGAATAAGTTGTTGCTGAATCGAGGATGTCTCCACTTGGAGTTACGTTTGTTCCAGACCATGACTTATATGCACCACCGTAAACTTCAGTAGCGATAGTTTCGGTGATGGTTTGTGTGGTGGTTGTAGTTGACTGCATACTACCTTGTGTAAACTGAGGAGTTACAGTCTGTGCGGTTGCTACTGCGGGTGAGAACAGCATTACCAGTAAAAGAAGTTTCTTCATTTAGGAGGTTCCGTAGATTTCTTAGTGTCCATCCGGCTAATACCGTATGAAGCTAGAGTACCACTAAGCAGACTAGCTACAAATGTAGGATCCATCTTTTGCAACATTCCCATGTAAGAAGCTGTTAAGACACCAGCACTCCATATGAGTACAAGTGCTTTAACAATTTCACTAAAGAACTCATTCAGAAAGCTCTTGGTTTTGTGCATTTTTCTTAGTTAGCAGTTTCTTAATAATAGGTTTAAGGAGGCTAACTGTCCTTTTAAAGACTGCAGTAGCTGTAAGGGTGGCTGCAACTGAGACAGTAGCTGTCGTTGTAGCCGTAGCTAAGATTTCGTTACTTGGTAAAGGTACGGTAAGATCAGTACCAGGAATGTCAACGTAACGAACTTGTGGTACTTCAGGAACCTTAGGAATCGGGGGAGTTACCGGCTTAGGTGCAGGTTTCTCCTCCTTTTTCTTGTCGGATTCCGTTGTACCTTGAACACCAGGAGGTGCACGAAGGTCACTAGGAGGCACTACAAGCGGCTTGTAGGAGGGTAAAGTAGCTCGTGGTACCTCCAGTACCGGACGGGGTAGTAAAGGTGGCTCAGGGAGCCGTATAACCGGCAGTACCGGCGGCTCTCCTAAGTCCATTAGCCTCCAAACAAACCACGTTCAATAAAATCAACGGCTTGGTCGTCAACAGTGTTATCCGATTGCTCAGCCAGTTTGCGGAGCATATCAACAATAAGGCGCTTTACTTTGTCGCTGTTAAGAAACGACATAAGAACGGGACGGATAAGTGCAATCATTTTTAAGATGGGGGTGTAGGCCAGGTAATTTCATACGGGAAGCCAGTTTGACTGGGGACATCCCGCAGTGCTTGGCGGTAATCAGTCCAGGCAGCAGCATTTGTGGAATCAGAAAGTTGAGTCCAATCAGTGTCAGCCAGCAGTTTGTTACGTTGTCCACGTACATTACCGCTTGCTTCGTTAACTGGTAGCTCAGTAACGGTCCACTGTTGCTGCCATACATCATCGACTAATGCTGCCGTTGTACCTCTAACTTTGTGAGTGGTAGAATCTGCATTAGGTGGTTCTGTTTCTTGAACCTCAACAACATCATAACTTGTCAAATCAATGTCAGCCATTGATTCTGGGAATGATGTTTGAGGAAAATCTTTGCGAAGGTCAGCTGAGCCATAAGGAAACTTGCTTACCTGACCATTAAAAAGTTTAGCGTACATAGTCATGTTTTATGTGTTAAATCAGGTTAGATCAAACGCCCAAACAGCATCCTGCTCGGTTCCTACTGTAAACATTTTGGTACCATCAGGCTTAAAAAATATATTTCGGGGACTTCCATCATATAGTACTAGACTAAATTCGTCTACAGAGCTTGCCGTGGAAATATCCCAAGCAGAAGACAAGCTGTACGAAGTTACACGATCAACATTGTAATCACAAACGTACATTGTGCTACCGTCATCCTTGAAAAATAATCCAGTTGGCCCGTTATTTGTTGCAAAACTTTGATCGTAACTTGCCGTGGAAATATCCCATGCCGTTGAAAGACTGTATTCATATACCCTATTGGTACCAATGCCAGTTACATACATTTTCGTGCCATCGTCCTTAAAAAATACAGCTGATGGAACTGTGTCTTGAGCACTGACTGAAAAGTTTTGGACATAGCTAGCAGTTGATACATCCCATGCTGTTGACAGGCTGTACTCGTTTACGTCGTCTCCAATGTTACCAAGTATATACATTTTTGTGCCGTCAGGTTTGAAAAACAAACTATATGGCGCTACATCTTGTGCGCTAACTGAAAAGTTTTGTACGTAACTAGCTGTTGATATTTGCCACGCCGTTGAAAGGCTGAATTCGTTTACGTCGTCTCCATTGTTACCAAGTATATACATTTTTGTGCCATCAGGCTTGAAAAATATCCCCGTAGGAGAATTTTCCCGTGTTACAACAGAGTAATAATCAGTGCTTGGATATGTAAAAGATGCTGTTGAAATGTCCCAGGCAGTTGATAGACTATATTGGTACACTGCATCAATAGAACTATCAACCACATAAAACGCACTTCCGTCAGATTTAAATTGCAAGCTTTCTACATTCGGAGCTTGGGTACGTATGGAAAAATTAGTGCTGTAACTGGCTGTAGAAATATCCCAGGCGGTAGAAAGGGAGTATTCATTTACATCGTCGCCGCCTGAGCCTGCTACATACATTTTTGTGCCTGAGTCACCAAAAACCACTCCTTTTGGAGTAGTCTCTTGGGTGGCGACAGAAAAAGATTGCGAAAATGATGCAGTAGTTAAGTCCCATGCGGTAGACAATGTGTATTGCTGCACGGCGTCGGAAGAATAACCAATGACATACATTTCCGTTCCGTCGTCCTTGAAGAACAACCCCTGGGGGTTTGATTCTTGAGTTGTTACGGAAAATCCCACGGTACTGTAACTTGCTGTGGAGACATCCCAAGCAGTAGACAAATCGTATTGAAATACGGTATCTGCTCCTCTACCAACAACGTACATTTTTGTACCGTCAGGTTTAAAAAACAAACCATAAGGCAATGTTTCCTGATTACCTACATCAAAAAATTTTGAACTATATGATGCAGTAGAAACATCCCAAGCAGTACTTAATGAGTACTGATATACGGAATCATTGGAGGAACCCAGTATGTACATTACTGTTCCATCTGGCTTAAAAAATACTGCAAAAGGAAATGAATCTTCATTGGTAACATTAAACCAATTCTGTGGCGTAGCAGTAAACTCAGCAAATCCTATGTCCCAAGCATTAGATGATGGAGGACCAGTATCAGTAGCA